GCATCATAGATAGAAAGTTTTTCCTGTTCAGATTGACAAAAATCTACGCATAAGCCACACGTTTTTTCAGGTGACCCTTTATTTGGGGCATAAGCAAGACTGCAGCACAAAACCGGGTAGCAAATGGGTACATCTCTTTGAGACCAAAATACAAGGGGACAGAAGTTGGATTGTCGTGAAAGAATATCAGGACGGAACAAAAATACTATACAGCATATCTGACGGTGAGAATATCCTTATCGGGTTGAAAGAGAAGTAGCCCCGAATCACGGCTGGAAATACAATCCAACATAGATAAGGGACTACTCTCGCTGCAAAGATAATAATTTATTTTCAATAACAGGCATAAACGGACAAATTACAACTGTCATGGAGGCAAAAGACATAGAAAAATTGGTCAGAAAGGCAAAGGACGACATTGTAAAGGAGGTAAACGACCGCCTTCCGAGAAAGGTCGGGGTGGTGGCCGTAAACCACTTCAAACAGAATTTCCGGGACGGAGGATGGCTTGACAACGGACTGCACACATGGAAACGCACCAGACGTCAGGACGGCAACTCGCTGGATTCCAAATACGGGCCGCTCACATCCAGGCGCGACCACCTCATGCGCTCCATCCAGTCGACAACCGGTCCGGGAACGGTTACTGTAGAGAATCCTGTACCGTATGCCGCCATACACAATGACGGTGGGGAGATTACCACACACCCGACTATCACCGAACGTATGCGTAAATACGCATGGCACATGGTCTACTCGCTTGCCGGTGTCAAAGGAAAAGGCAAACTGCCGAAAGAGTTGCCAACGGAGGCTGACAAGTGGAAAGGTCTTGCCCTGACAAAGAAAAAGAACATCACCGTCCACGCCAAAATACCGCAACGCAGATTCATGGGAGATTCCGCCGAACTGCGCACCAAGGTGAACAGGATTATAAAAGATTCAATTCAAAGGATAAAAGATGGAATTATTGCTTTATCATCTCATTGACCATATCAAGAAGGAAATGCCGGAACTGTCGTTGGTTGATGAGGACTACGGACAATTGGAGGCTATTGACAAGGTGGAAATGGACACGTATCCTGTCACGTTCCCTTGTGTTCTCATCGATACTCCGGAAACGGACTGGGAGAACCTCGCGGGCAAAAGCCAGAAAGGAAAGGCGAAAATCGGTGTCCGTCTCGTCATAGACTGTTATGATGACACACACTATGGTTCCGGGACTATGGAGGCCATACTGGAACGGTCGGAAATGGTGGACAGGCTGCACCGCTCAATGCAATGCTTCCGGCCGGTAGAAGACGGAGAACTCATCAGGGAAAAATCAAAGTTCTATACATGGAGTCATGGCATCAAGGTCTACGAGATGCTGTACTCGGTTTCCGTCAAGGACATTGTTCAGGAAACAATAAAAGCTGCTGCCCCGAAGAAGATTGTGATTTCGGTAGGGAAACCTTTGAAGTGACCTTGAAGCCGGTGAACATGGGACGTTCTATGTGTTTGCCGTCTACGGTGGCACCGCTCTGTATCATACGGCGGATTATCTGCATCACACGGCTCTCGGACACAAAGAACTCTTCCTCGCTCAGTTTCTTGATGGTATCATCAAAACGCAAGCGACGAATTTCCGTCCAGTAATAGTAACGCTCAAACATTTTAAGGTCCCTGGAAGATATTAGTTCTTTGTTCCTACCGCGTGACATACTGCAAAGGTATCTGTTTTTCTGCGTATTACTACAAAAAAATGAGACATCCCGTTACAGATGCCTCATTTTCTGTTTACACTTTGAACAAAAGTGCTTAAAGACGGCAAAAACTCGGTTCTATGCGCGTCCATACGCCGGTCTCCGGATTGCGCTGATGGAAATAGTAGTTCGTCGCATTGTGTTGTACTACATTGGCTTCCTTGAAAAGGCGCATAATATCGGCATACTCCTCGTCAAACTTGTCCTCCAGTTCATAGAGTTTACTGATACTCTTGTAGTCCAAATCGCCCATCTTGTTGCGCTCAAGCAGCGTCATGGCTATCTGATACATGGGGTCATCAGCACCCTTGTCGCTATTCTGCATATAGCGTTTCAGGTAATCAATCAGCCGCTCGGCGGCAAGGTCGGCACGCTCGTCAAAACCTTTCACCTTGTTGCTCTTTACCTCCATACGGAAGTCGCCGTCGGTAATGGTGTAACTGCGCTGGTCATCACTCTTCACTTGGCCGTACTCTTTCATAACAGCGGTAAAACAGGCTGTCTCGTTCTCAAGCCATTTGCGGAAACCGCTCACGGCATTCACCATCTCAAGGACATTCTCCTTCACTTCGTGCAAGAACTCGCCACGCAAGGCCTCGTAGGTTTCACGACGGGCAATACGGTCGTCTTTTTCCTCTTGCTGCAACTTGGCCAACAAGGCGGCCCGCTCTTCTTTACTCATGGACTTTACATCCACACGTTGCTTTTTTACTTCTTCCATTTTACAATTCGTTTAATTGTTATTTAGATTGCTTTTTCAATATCATACGGAGTTTCAACGATAAGCGGTCGAGGTCTTCAATATCCAACTCACGGAACTCCACACCCGCAATTTTAGGACTTCGACAGTATTTGTTTATTGCTGTCCAATCGGTTGTGTCCACGCCTATTCGTTGCATAAGGTTCAGACACACGCTGCGGTGCCGACGAAGCTCATCACGGGCAGTGCGGAACAATTCGGGGGTGAACTCTTCAAGTTTGTCGCACATCTCGTCATATTCCTTTTTTGTCATCTCACGGAGAGAAGTCGTACGTCCGCCGGAGAACTGGCTCACCACTCCTTCCTTGAACTCCTCGCCAAGCTCCTTGGTAGCAAATGAATAACTCTTTTTCAATATGCCATAAAACCGGGCAAAATTGGTTACCTCCTGTGCCATGTCATTCTTCTGTATCATTGTCTGTATAAAATCTAACCCCCATATTCTCTGCTTTCGCCTCCATACTGAGTGAACGCCGGGTCTTGCTTGTTATAGTAGCCTCATTGGAACCACGAGGTATATCATAGCCGTATTTCCGGAGATTATTGCGAAGGCTCACTTTTTCTTTCGGACATCTCACCACACGGAGGCTTGTCTTCTGTTCTAATCCGAACATCACGCGACGGCGTTCCTTCCTGAATGTTTCCTTGCGACTCTCGCCTATACGGCGGTGCATGTCGTCAAATGCCTCTGCACTCATGCGGTCTTTCGGACTTTCTCCGGCTTTGAAACGGTATGCCTTGCCATAAAGGAGAAGGTTCTTAGTCCCAGCATTGCCACCCATTGCACGATTGGCTCTTGCACCGCACTCTGAGGCATTGCGCTGCATGGCTACCACAAACTCCTTGGTCTTCCATAATCTCAACTCACGGGCTATCCGTGTAACTGAGCGGGGTGAAGTGCTGAGCGTATCCGCCAGTTCCTGATTCTTGGTATGGCTAAAGTTAGTTTTGAACCATGCCAACTGTTCCTGTGTTAAATCATGCGCTCTCATACCTTTTCATTTATGGGTTTCCAATCTACTGTTATCTCCGGCCTCACCTTACCTGTGCCGCCACAAATAGGACACGGAACTTTTATGCTTTCACGACTGTCATCCATTCCCCAGAACCATCCGTTCCCACAACAATAATTGCATTGCTGCACAAGTCCGATAATACGCTCATGTCTGGTCTTTATGGTCGGGCTACTCAAATCAAGTATTTGTCTTGTCTTGCTCATCTTTGCCACATTTTATATACATTATTTCCAAATCTATTGCCTGTGCGAAACAGAATTCCACTTTTGCACCGAGGCTTTTCCTCCAATCTGGGAGCATACAGATGGCATCACACTTGGCAAGTTCACGTAAATCAAGCAACATTATTTCCCGGTAGAAGTCTGTACCGTTCAACTTAGCCAAAGCCTCGGCCTCTGCCCCAAGACCGCTGCGTGTGGGATTGAATGTCTCGTAGCCTCTTGATTGAATAAACTGTTCCGCCCTCTCAAATTTCCGAAGAGTGGTTTCACTGGGATAGTCCTCACCGATTTTCCCTGCTATATACACTTTCTTTTTCATTCTGTCTTCCTGTTATAATTTATATAGATAGTCTGTATTATTTGGTTCCCCAATATCGCTCTGCACCTTCCGGCCAAATGGTGTATTCTCCAGTCTCGCCAATAAACCGTCCCTTGCTGAACGCTTTGAATCCCTCCACCCATATCTTCAGCGTGGCATCATACATCACGCCCTCGGCCGCGCTGCCGCGTGGGGAACGTCCCTTGGCATGACTGATGAATATCAGCAGTTTGTCCCTGTTCTGCTCCTTCATTCGGATATAGTCACGGTAACTCATTTGCGTGTATTGGAAGGAGTCTATGATGGCAATGTTCCAACTCTTGCGGCGGCTCAGACGTTCCTGAAGTTCATTCATGGGTTCTGCATCCAACAGATTGAAACGCCGCCCCACATCACTCATGCCATGACGCAGAAGGCTCTGGTGCATCGTCATGCTGTCGCCTTCCTCCAGACTGTCATAAACCACACGGTCATACTTGCAGAGTTCCTTGCAGAGTTGCATCACAAAGCTGCTCTTTCCGTTGCCGGAGTTGCCCCACACAAACCATACGCCGGTACGTTCCGGCTGGCCGAATGCGTCCGCCCAGGCTCCGGAGAAAGGAAACGTGTGACGTTTTCTGTTCAACACCTCATTCACTGTCAATGCCCTTCCCATTGTTACTTCCCGTTCATTCTCTTTACCCTGTGTATGCTCTTTTTCACACGGCGCAAGTCAAAGTCGCAGGCTTCAGCATCCTTCATCACCGTGTCGATGTCCTTGCGGTCACGCAGGCCGTTGGCCGTACAGATGGCATACACGTCATTGGGCGTGGTGTCCTCCAATTCGAAGTATTTGCGGCCGATACGGCTGTAGAACTCCTTGTATCCGGGCTTTTCCCAGCGCAGGCCGTTCCTGATGCGCTTCTTGATGTAATCGGTACTCATGAACACCACACCGCACTTGTCCTCCAACTTGTTGTAAAGGCTGATGAAGTAGTGGAACACGCTTTCGGTCAGTTTGTCCGCCTCATCAAACACAAGCAGCGGGGCGTCCATCTGTATAAGGCTGTCGAGGATGGCCTTCCAAAGTTCACGGACGGTATAGCCCTCACCACGGATACCCACCAGGCGGGCTATCTCGCGTACGAACTCACCCTTGTATATATCCTCAGAGCATTGGAGGTAGAACACTTCCCGGTGTTCAGAAGCGTACATCTTGGCGGTGGTGGTCTTGCCGCAGCCGGCTTCCCCGACCACCCATGTCACGTTCTTATACTTTTGGGCATCATCCAAGGCATAGGTGATTTCCTGGTACGCCCCGGTTTCCACGATTTGCCAACCGGCATCCACACCGCCGACGGTACCCACCTGGTCGGCTATCCTGCGCCACATGTCCTCGCTGATATTCTCCCACTTGCCGTTCAGGATATTGCTCACCGTTCCGGCACTGGTGCTTTTCAGACTGCCCACGGCCTTGTTCTGGCTTGGGTATTTGTCCACATACGCCTTCAGACGGGCGCATATCTGCTCTTTGTCTTTTGTTGTCAGTTCCATTTCTTTATAGTTTATTGTCCATTACTTTCTTTTCCACGCGCCTCGGCAGGAATACCACGGTACTGTCGTTTTCCGTGTCCATCCAGTCCATCTGGCTTACTTTCTTTGTCACACGGCCAAGGCTCAACTCTTCCGGCTCACGGCTGTATTTGCGCGTACGGCGGTCTATCTGACGTTGCACGTCCGACCGTGTGCCCTTCAGCTTCGGGGTGGTCAGTCCGTTCTGCTCCGGTGCCACACCCTCGGCGTATTCTATTTCCTTGGCCGCCACCTGCCGTTCTATGCGGTTCTGTTCCGTGGCGGCCTGCTGTGCCCGTATAAACGCGGCCTCGCCCTCCGTCTGCTCCTGTATGGCACGATGTATGACAATGTAGGGTTCTGCTGTCCGCTCGAAACGGAGGCCGCCGGCCTTGTCTTTCCAGTACAGGCGGATGCTCGTAAAGTCGTAGGGGTCGTATTTCACCACGAAACGCTGGTAGGTGTGCTTCCGTCGCCACTCTATGTCAGGAACACCGGGGCTGCTCATCACCTCATACACGCGCTTCTGCCCTTTCACGGTTATCTCTATGCCGCTGCTCGTAAAAGTGCTCATCCTGCTGCAGGTCACCCAGAACATATCTATCATGTCATACACTGTCACTTTCGGAGTGTCCGGGTTTACGCTATTCTCATACATCATTATACGGGATTCCCCTGTGGCGGGATGCGCCATCTCGTTCCATTCGGTACGGGCTTTCAGATAGGCGGCCTTCAACTCGTCCAGCGTATATAGCTTGTCCTTGTTGGCCTCGATGAATTCCATGTTCGGACGACTGCCGGCTTTCGTGGCCGTTATATTCTGGCCTGTGAAACGCCAGTCCTTATGCAGCACCTGTTGCTGGAAGCATCCGAACACGCTCTCTATCGTCTTCGAGGCACCGTTATACGGAGCCGTGGTCCTGTGTATGTGGCATATTTTGTCCAGCATACCACTTGAATTGGCTCTCTTGTGACCACCCTGGTTGTCGTGTACAATCTCGTATGGCTTGTGGCCGCTCACCTGTATGGCCATACGATAGGCCATATACTGCGCCTCGTAGTCTTCCGTGTCGCTGATGCAGAAACCGAGGAACACCTCCGTAGCCGCGTCTATCACTTCATACACGCCCGTAGTGCGCACATTGCCGTCTTCGTCACGGTAGTACAGGTTCAGTTTCGTACCGTCACCGTACCACAGGGCGTCACGCATCGTGGGAAGTAGGGTCTTGTGTCGGCGGTCGAACTTCTGGCGTGCGCTCATCTCGCCGTAAACGGCATCATGCCACAATGGCTCTATGGCGGCACTGTTAAGCCAGGCCTTCATTCCTGCCACGCTTTTTAGGGGCTTCCATCCCCTACCCTCCGCCTCGCTGTTGAACGTGTCGAATATCTGGTGGTCGGTCAGTACAGGCACACGGCTTCGCTTCAGGGCTATCAGACGGCGGCCGGCATCCTCGGTTATCTTTAGGGTGTTCTTGTTGCCCACCTTGCCGCTGATGACGGACATATACCCGTCTTTCTTGTAACGGTTCATTTTGTCCTTCAGACGGGCAAGGTTCTTCGGCAGCGTGTGGCCGGTCACCTCGCGCAGCTTCTCGCTTTGGGCGAACACTATGTCCCAAAGGTCACTGCGGCGGCCGTTGCCGAGGGCGTTGCTTGTCGAGGTAAGTTCGTTCATACGGTTCCACAACATTCCAAGTACGCTCGCGTTCACTGTATACTCTTCCTTTAACTTATCGGTGAGCGTCGTTTGAACACCGTTCAAATCATATTCAAACGCCTCGTAAAACTCACGGGCTTTCTCATCCATACATACGGTGTCTTTCAGTTCCTGGGCTTTCAGCACGTCTTCAGGCTTGCCGTATTTCGCCTCAAACTTCATCTTGTATTTCATGGGGAGGGAGGAGTAGACATAGAGAGCATAGTTGCCTTCACCTTTGCCCTGACGCGCACACTGGATGTTGCCACGCTTTATGTTCTGACGCAGAGTCGCCGGGGTTATGACCGGATTGTCACCTCCCGTCAGTTCCTCAAAGGTTACACACAATATTCTCTTGTAAAACTCCATATCCGCTTTCCTGTCTATGACAGCCTCAAAAGTTTCTTTATACCCTCATATATCGGCATCATCAAAAAGGCGTATGCCACACCCGCAATCTTTTCGGCTACAGACATATCGTCAAGGCTCCATACGAAGCTCAGCGCGAACCACATATACACCAGACCAAGCACTACAGCTACCAGCATTTTCACGGCTTCCTTAAAAATCTTTTTCATAATCCGCACCTCCCTACTCTCCTACTTCAATACCGCCGAACTGCTCTTTGGCAACATAACGTATCTTCCGGGCAAGCAGGCTGTTCTTCTTGAAGTTTACTGACTTGCTCACCATCTCAGGAGTGCAGTTCATCACTTTGGCTATCTTTGCGACATTGCCACGGTCCAAAACAATTTTCTTTTTCATACCACTCTGGTTTATAGTTTATGTGGGCGGTTGCGGACTCGAACCGCAGACCATACAGCCGGATTGGTTACCGCCGTTTGTTCTACCAACTGAACTAACCGCCCTGCCCGTCTTTCCGGGCTGTCAGTTATCCGGCAATCTTTCTGCCTTGTATATCGTCCTCCAAAATTTCTTTGAGGTATGCCTTGTCCTCATTCCAAAGAGGAAGATCCATACGCAACTTCATAAGTGTCACCTCACGCTGACCAATGAGTTTTACAGCCTCATGGTAGAAGTCCGTATCCTCGTATGCACAGGCCTTGCCTATCAGGAACTCGGCAAGTTCCATCTTTCCACTTGATACACTCTTCTTCAAAAAGCTGAGTTCAGCATCTTTCGCACCAACATACCGTCCAATCTCCTTCAGACACTCACGTAACTCTATGTGGTCATTGGCACCATCGTATGCACACATTCTGCGCATCTCCTCGCAGAACTCATCCTTAGTCATATTACCGGCAGCCATATAGAGATTTTCCACCAAGTAGTACTCTTCAACTGCTATCAGTCGCCGTGTCCGTTCTTCAAATTCTTTCTGTGTCATATCATTCTTTTTTACTGTTTATTCTTTATTCTCGCCAAATGTTTGTACCTTTGAACGCTGTTCATAATTAGAACACGCTGCAAAGATAAGGATAAAATTTTAACCCACAAAGAATAATGGATAAAACTTTAACCATAAAAGAGCGTATTATGGCTTTTTTGGATCGAAGCAACATAAAAAAGATTGATTTCTACAGTACCACAGGTATTGAAGCCAGCAATTTTAAGGGTAAGAATAAGACATCTCAACCAGGAAGCGATATGTTGGTTAAGATTTTAACCCTATACCCTCAGTTATCAGCGGAATGGCTTTTAACTGGTAGAGGTTCTATGATTAAAGATAGCAACATCCCCATTGCCCAACAAGCAACCAACAGCCATGATGGTATCCCACTCATTCCATTTAGTGCTATGGCTGGTGCACTGACTGGCGAGAATTCTGTTCTTGAATACGAGTGTGAACGATATATCGTTCCGGCATTTAATGGAGCGGACTTCCTTATATCCGTAAAAGGCAACAGCATGACACCTACTTATATCTCTGGCGATATTGTCGCTTGCCAACGTGTATCCATGACAAGCCTTTTCTTTCAATGGAACAAGCCTTATGTATTAGATACAGCCCAAGGAGCGCTCATTAAACGCATCAAACCAGGGCATGACAAGCAACACATTCTAATCGTATCTGACAATGAGCAATACGACCCATTTGAATTACCCTGCTCGGAAATATATGCTGTAGCCCTTGTTATTGGCATCATTCGTTTGGAATAAAACGAAATGTACACACAAATTTCGCCTGTTTTCTCGTAAATGCCTGTATTTAGGCACTTTCACATGAAATCCGCCCCTCGAAAACGGTGTTTTTATTGATTTTCGCCCTTTGAAAAGCGTTGAAAACACCATTTTTCGGCTATTTTATACCCATTCACCCTATTTATCCTCTAATTTTTATGTTAAAAGTGTCACCCTAAATGTCACGCTTTCACACACGTTTCGTTTTTTATAGCACATCTTTTGTCACCCTAAACGTCACCCTAAGCGTCACCCTAATCTTATTTTCGGCCATAAAATAGGGTAAGGATATGCTTCGGACACATTTCCCTACCCAAACAAGACGCCAAAGCTATCCAAAGGCCAATTTATTTGCCCTCTGTGCGCCTCGTTCCACGTATAAGCGTAGATTGCTTTATTATAGCGCATTTCGTGGCCACAGAGCCGTTTCCAGACAATCCTGCATGTAACAAATACCCTTTTGTTGCCCCAACGTCCTGAGCCGTCAAAACGGTATATATAGCCGAGATACTCGCAAAATAATAGTCCTTACGCTCATAACGCCCCCTATTCAACAGATGCACATGTATAACCCTGTCTCTTATACACATCTCCGAGCCCAC